ACACTATCAATAAGTTGGAGTCATTACCGCTGCTTCGGTTCCGAATGGGTAAATAACGTGCTGACGATGGGTAATGGTCGCATTACGTTCTCCGTGGCGACTTTTGCCAGTGATGTGGGGATCGCCCAGATTGCCCGCGGTTGCCAGGTTGGCACCTTCCAGATGGAAATCCCGGCCGATGGTGATATCACTGCAACCATTACGTTTGCAGGGCTGGACTGGGAGACGAAGGGGGACGATACCAGCTATTTCACCGCGCCGGTGGATTTAGCGGGGGCGCTGCGTTACTCCTTCAAAGAGGTCACGAACATCCGGCTAAATGGTGTTGATGGCGGGACAGGCTTCTGCGTCGACACCTTTAACATTCAGTTCAACAACAATATGCAGACTCAGCGCTGCATCGGTACCGGTTCGGCATTCGCCGGCGCAAACATTCCGACAACCTTTACCCCGTCAGGTCAAATCACGCTGTCATGGTCAAAGGCTGCCTGGGAGGTTTACAAAAAAACGTTCACCGGCGAAACGGTGCCGTTTAGCTTCACGCTGGAGAATGCTGAAGGCGCCTATACCTTCGATTTCCCGGAAGTGCAGATCTCTGGCGACTGGCCGGATGCGGGGAGCACTGACATTGTTCAGGTTCAGCTGGATATCACCGCGGCCAATACTCCGCCAACTATCACCCGCGTTCCCAAAGTGCCGGCGACGGCAATCAGTGTTGCGCCAGCCACTTCAACTGGGGCCGTGGGATCTACTGTGACGTTAACCGCCACGCTTACGCCAGCTGATTCAACTGATACCGTCCAGTGGACGTCATCGGATCCGACTATCGCCAGCGTGGTTTCTACCGGGCAGAAAACAGCGAAAGTCACACGTAACGCAGCCGGTACTGCAACCATCACCGGTAAGGCCCGCACCTTTACCGCAACGTCTGAAATCACCGTTACCGCGCCTTAATTTACCTGGCCCGTTCTGCAGTCATCGCGGATCGGGCTTTTTTGGGAGTCTTTATGCTGATTATTTCTTCTCAAATTGATTTGAACGGAGAACGCTGGTTTTTCCCTTACAAAAAGCCAGCAGGAAGTAAAAAGAAATTCACGCCGGAAGACGAGGCGCTATTTAAACTCCGTCTGTTGGTGGCCAGTAGCGAGAATCCACAATACCGCTCACGCAATGCGCTGGTGCGGCGCCATATCGACAAAATGGACGCGAGCTACCAGGTCGGTACGGATGCTTTCGATCTCGCCAGTGTGGGCGAGATTGACTCGGTTGATGATCTTCTCATCGACAATTGCGCGCGCTTTCTTCTGAAAGACTGGGAAGGCGTGGGGGAGCTGGTGGATGGTACGGAGACGGCCGTAGCGTATACACCGGAGCGTGGTGTTGCGTTACTGAAGCAAAACCCCTCTCTGTACTGGCTTATTCTGGCTGAGGCGGCGAATATTGCTCAGGGTAAGGAGCAGCAGACTCAGGAAACCGTAAAAAAGCCATAGAGGCCCAAAAGTGGCTAAAGGAATTCGCTGGCGAACAGGGCGAGAAAGCAAAGTGGCGCAGGGAGAAGCTAAATCTCCCGCCCATTCCAGAGCCTGAAATCGATGCAGTCACTGGGGAGATCCTCAACGCTTACGCCATGATATCGCGCGGCAGGAAGTATGCAGGCATGGCCGGAGTGCCGCTCCCTCTATCCCTGAATGATATCGAGCTTTACCTGGCATCGCGCACCATCCTGATTGACCGCATTGAGTTTGACGCGGCGATACTGGCTCTCGATGACGCCTGGAGGGATGAGTGGGCAGAGGCACAGAAACGTGCAGCAGATAAGAAAGGAAGCAACTGACCTACCATTAATGGTGGTCCATGCTACTGATAGTCGATGATAGGATGTTTCCGATTGCAATCAAAGGAAACATATAATGAAAAAAGTCATCGCCTTGGCGCTTGGAGCGCTGTTACTTTCTGGTTGTACAGTACGTGTTGCAGATTTGACTGTGGCGAGTACTAAAAATTACAACCTCAATGGGGGTAAGTTCTACAAAGGGAAACGTGTAACAGCAGAAGATAGCTATCCGGTTATCATCTTCCCTCTTGGCATCCCGAACGTTAAAACAGCCGCTGATCGAGCGATTGAAAAAGATCGCTGTGCAGTTGGTCTGTCTGACGTAGTTGTCACTCAACTTAACCACTCCTTCTTGTTCGGTAAGATTGGTCTGCGTGTTGAGGGTAATCTTGTGATTGACCGCAGCCTGCCGGGTTGTGAGAACGCAAGCTGATTGATAAAGCCACCATCGGGTGGCTTTTTAATTTATGGGGTAGACAAGTGAAGATTATTGGATACTTAGCGATTGTAATAGGGGTGATCTTTGCTGTATCGGCGCTATTTATGGATGTGACAGTAGCGACAAGCGGTGGCTATAGGGTTAACAATCTTGGATTAATGTCATCGCGCCAAAATTACATGATATTTGGAGGTTTCGTAGCCATCGCAGGTATCATTATTGCTCTGGTGGGAGATAAGCTAAAAGCGTCCGGAACTTCAGTCAAATGCCCTTACTGCGCAGAATTAATAAATTCCGAAGCGGTGAAGTGCAAGCATTGCGGGAGTGATGTAACTCCTTCGAAGATAATAGCTAACACTGACAATACTGGAGCTAGTGATAGGCTGGCTGATGTCAATGTAAAGTTAATCGCTGGAATTGCAATTACTGTCTTTGCGGTGATTATCGTAGCAATAATGTTTTACCGCCAATGAAGTAAAGACCCGACAGTTTCAAAAAGTTCCAACCTCGCTTTGGCGGGGTTTTTTATTGCCCGGAGAAAAGCACGTGACAGAACAAACCTCCCGCCTGGCCATTATTATTGACAGCTCTGGGGCAGAAAAGCAGGCTGACAATCTCGCAACTGCACTTGTAAAAATGACTCAGGCAGGTGAACGTGCTGCCACCAGCGCAGTGAAGGTGACAAAGGCCACTGATGAAGAAAAACAGTCTCTTTCTGAACTCTTAGATCGCATCGACCCGGTAAACGCCGCCCTGAACAAACTGGATAAACAACAGCAGGATCTTGCTAAATTCAAATCTAAGGGGATGGTAGATGCCGATACATTCGATCTTTATTCAAAGAAAATCGAGGAAACACGAAACAGGCTAACAGGATTTCGCGACGACCTTGGTAAAACCGGCCAATCCGCCGCCCAGACTGCCTATGCCATGCGCATGATCCCTGCTCAGATGACCGATATTGTTGTCGGTCTTTCTACCGGGCAGTCACCGTTTATGGTGCTGATGCAGCAGGGCGGGCAGTTGAAAGATATGTTCGGCGGTATTGGCCCCGCGATTAAAGGTGTTGGCGGGTATGTGCTGGGGTTGATTAATCCTGTCACTCTGGCTGCCGCGGCTGTCGGTGTTCTTGGGCTGGCCTATTACAAAGGCTCTCAGGAGCAGGGCGAGTTCTATAAGTTACTGACTCTTAACGGTAATCTGGTTGGTAAAACCACCGGGCAACTAGCAGATATGGCCGCTCGGGTTTCAGTAGTTGCCAACTCAACTACTGGCGTGACCGCAGCCACACTGAACCAGATAGTTTCATCCGGGAAAGTGGCTGCAGAGTCATTGGAACGAGTAACAACTGCCGTGGTTGAAATCAGTGAAGCCACAGGCATCGCCACTGAAAAGCTGGTGGGTGATTTCAACGACATTGCTGCTGACCCGGTTGCAGCCATTACCAAACTTAACGACCAGTACCACTTTCTGACACTGGCAACCTACAACCAGATTAAAGCACTGCAGGATGAAGGTAATCAGCAGGATGCTGCACGGGTGGCTACTGATGCTTACGCCAATGCCATGCAGCAGCGTGCGAACGACATTCATCAGAATTTGGGGATTCTTGAACGTGCTTGGGACTCGCTTGCTAAAACGGCTAAAGGAGCATGGGATGCCATGCTTGATATAGGTCGCGAGCAAACCGGCACCGAGCGGATCTCTCAAATTCGTAAGGAATTAGATTGGATAGATAAGGCTGCAGGCGGGAAGCTATTTTTTGGTGGAAGAAAGGCTGAGCTCGAAGATGAGCTAAATAATCTGCAATCTCAAATCACAACAGAAGGAGTTTTAACTGAAATAATCAGTAGTCATGACAAAGCTGAACAGCAAAGAATTAAAACGCAGCAGGAAGCAGATCGCGTTAACCAGCAATATCTGAGCAATGCGGATAAGCGCAATAAAGCCATTAAGCAGCAAAGCGAGTTCCTGAAGGCAGGCGCAATTACTGCAGAGCAATATTCAAAAAATGTTTCTCGTATTAACGAGATGTACAAAGATCCGAAACCACCCAAGACGCCAAAGGGTAAAGCATATACCGAGGACGCGGCAACCCGGCTGCTTGATCAAATAAACCAGCAGACAGCTGCCTTGCAGTCCCAGCTGGATGCCAGTGACAAGCTTAACAGCGCAACCCAGGCGCGGGTAAAGTTCGAACAGCAAATTGCTGACCTCAAGTCTAAAACGCAGCTCACAGCCGACCAGAAGTCGATTCTTTCCCGTTCAGATGAAATCCTCCAGGCGTATAAGCAGCAGGAGGCACTGCAAAACTCCGTAAAAACCCTGGATGATTACCGGAAAATGCAGGAACAGGTAAAGACGAAGGATGAGCGGACCAACGATCTGCTTAAAACCCGTCTTGAACTGCTGGAGAAAGCCAAAGCAACCGGGCAACTAAAACCCGGTGAATATGAAAAAGCACGGGCAGATATTTATCAAAACACCGATATGCAACTGCCCTCGACGGTTCGTAAGGTTGTAGGAAACCTGACACCCACAGGAGGGCGACTCTCTGGAACTTTTGAGGGGATGCAGGGGCAAATCAATGAATATGACCAGGCGCAGCAGGAGCTCCAGCGCTGGCTGGCAGCTCAGGAGGAAGCTTATGCGAAGGCCGGCGAAATAACTGCCGAGGGTGAGGCCAGAATGACGTCGATTCGTCAGCGTGCAGCGGATGCAAATCAGGTCATCGAGGCTCAGAAAAACACCATCATATCTGCGGCCACGCAGTCCTTGTTTAACAGTACCGCCGACATCATGCGAACGGGGTTTGGTGAGCAATCGGCAATCTACAAGGTTGCTTTTGCTGCGAGCAAGGCATTCGCTATCGCGGACTCAATGGTGAAAATCCAGCAGGCTATAGCAAGCGGTGCAGTTAGCGCGCCTTATCCGGCCAACATCATCGCTATGGCCTCAATCGCTGCGCAGACCGCCAGTATCGTCTCAAATATCCAGGCTGTTTCAGGCGTTGGATTCGCCTCCGGCGGATACACCGGCCCCGGTGGTAAGTATCAGCCCGCGGGTATTGTTCACAAAGGTGAGTACGTCTTCGACCAGGCGTCAACAAACCGGATCGGCGTGTCTCAGCTTGAGGCACTTCGAAATGGCCAACCGCTAGATGCAACTCTGGGGCGTACAGGGTTTGGTACTGGTGTTCAGAACGTTAACAGCGACAACAGCAGCAAGACCACCATCCATGCTCCCATTGAGCAGCATTTCCATACCCCGCCCGGTGTGACACCTGATCAGATGGCTCTCTCCATGGCTCAAACGCAGAAGCGGGCGACAACGGAAGCCCTTGATCAGGTTGCTGCGCAAGTGTTGAGAGGAGATGGGAAAGTTGGTAAGGCAATGCGCAGTAAATATCCAGGCAGAGGGTTAGAGTGATGACTGATATCTACTACCCGCATGACAGTCTTCCGATGCCATTACAGGAAGGATACGGATTCCAGCCTGTAAGCCCGTTAAAACGAACCCAGTTAACCACCGGCCGCGCGCGGCAAAGGCGAGCTTATACGTCCACACCGACGCAGGCTAGCATCACCTGGTTTATGGAAACCGATGCGCAGGGACTGGCGTTTGAGTCCTGGTTCCGTGATGCGTTATCTGACGGGGCTGCATGGTTCATGATGAAGCAGCAGACGCCGGCAGGCATTAAGATTTACAAATGCCGCTTTACAGATATTTATCAGGGACCGGTACTGGTGGCCCCGATTTACTGGAAGTACACAGCGACGCTTGAATTATGGGAACGCCCCCTTGCTCCTGCCCCATGGGGTAATTACCCGGAATGGATCGTCGGCAGCTCACTGCTGGATATTGCGCTGAATAAGGAGTGGCCCAAGGCTTGATTAAAACCGTTTCACCTTCATAATCACTTGTGTCGATTTGTGGGAAAGTCCTTCATGCCGCTCCGTAGCCGGAGCGTGAAATAAAGCGCGGAATAGCGATCCTGCCGGTGAGGGTACACCCACATTCGACACCAATTTTTAAGGTCACCTTCGGGTGGCCTTTTTTATTGGGTAAAAATCATGACAATACTCAACCGCCTCTACGCCAGCAGCGGGCCGGAGGTGATCATTGAGACGCTGCAGATCACCATTGGTTCTGACGTCCATTATCTGTGCCAGGGTTACGAGAACATCACGGCAACGACGGAGAACGGCGATACCGTAACGTTTACCGCCTGTGCGATAGACATTGCGCTGCCGGCGCGCAATGCGGACGGTACGCAAGATTTGAAATTTGCCCTGTGCAATATCGATGGTGTTGTGTCCACGGCGATCCGCAATGCGCTGGCTAACCGTCTGTCAGCATTGCTGACGTACCGGCGTTATATCTCCACGGATTTAGCGGCCCCTGCGGAAGTGCCGTATACGCTGAAAATCAAGTCTGGTTACTGGACGGCGACAGAGGCGCAGATTACCGCGGGTTATATGAATATCCTTGATACAGCCTGGCCACGTTACCGCTACACGCTACCTGTATTCCCCGGACTGCGTTATATCAGCTAAGGAATCCCAATGTTTAACCCTGATAAATACCGTTCAGTCACCTGGCTGAAGGGCGGGCGCGTATACCCGCAGCTCGACTGCTTCGGCATTGTGAACGAGATACGCCGCGACCTGAATTTACCCGTCTGGCCCGATTTTGCAGGGGTCACCAAAGACGACGGCGGCCTCGACCGGGAAGCGCGCCGGATGATGCTTACCCTTGAGCGCTGCGAACCCTGCGAAGGGGCCGGGGTGGCCTGTTATTCCGGATCGACTGTCACCCACGTAGGGATCGTGGTCAGTATCGATGGTCTGTTGCATGTGGCGGAATGCAATCCGGGAACGAACGTCACCTTTCTGCCGTTGCCGCGGTTTAAGCGGCGATTTGTCAAAGTGGAGTTCTGGCAATGACCATTCGTTTTTACCCTTCCCGGCTTCCCGGTGAACCACTCGAAACGCATGAGCATGGTGTAACCAGTATTCGCAGCTGGCTGGTGGCAAATGTTGAAGGCTACGAGGATCGGGATGTCCCACCGCTGACCGTTGAGGTTGAGGGGCAGTCAATTCCGCCAGGCGAATGGGCTACTTTCGTGATCCATCCTGATAGTGATGTCCGGCTTTATCCGGTGCCTTTCGGGCTTGAGGCCGCGACAATTGCCTGGATAGGTGTGGGCATCGCCGTCGCATCTGCGGCTTATTCATTGTTCATGATGAGTAACATTGATGCTGGCGGCTACACGTCATCCACAGGGCGAAGCCTCGACCTGAACCCGGCAAAGGCAAATACGGCAAAACTGGGTGATGCCATTCGTGAGGTGTTTGGCCGGGTGCGTATCTACCCTGATTATGTGGTGCAGCCGGTTACCCGGTTTGATGCCGCCGAACCTACGAAAATGCGCGTCCAGATGCTGCTGTGTCTCGGCGTCGGTGATCTGATTTATACCAATGGCGATATCCGGGTTGGCAGTACGCCAGCTTCAACGCTACCGGGATTCAGCAGCACCCATTACCCGCCAGGCGCGGACGTTTCCGGTGATGAGCGCAGCGAAAACTGGGTCAATTCCACCGAAGTGGGCGGGACGTCATCCGGCACCGGGCTGGATATGGCCCAGACGTCGCCGGACGCAGACGACATTATCGCAGACAGCATGACCGTCTCCGGATCGAGCGTGACGTTTACGGGGCTGGATACGGATGATGATGACGATAATGACGAGAACGATAACGCACTGTCGCCCAGCTGGGTCGCTGGCGCCGTGGTCGAACTTAAAGCCCCGGCGAACTACCAGATCACCACGGCGGCCGGATACAGCGTTATCGCAAGCCCGCTGCTGACGGAGATCGCGCCGGTAGTAGGTATGCCGGTGACGCTGGGGTTTAACTCTGTCGATTACGATCTGTTTATCGCGTCATATACCCCCGGTCAGGCTGCAGTGCCCGGCACCGGGGGGAGTGCGGCAAAAGTCCAGGCCAGTGCGGCCCCGACCACCTACGATTTTTCGACCAGCTCCAGCACGTTCACGATCACCTGGCAGGGGGTTACCTACCCGGTGTCGCTGGTGGCTAACTACGTCTCGATGTCGGGACTGCTGGCGGCCATCACCGAGGGACTCACCGGCTCCGGCCTGGTTGCGCAGGACAACGGCGGCACCGTACTGATAACCGAGTCGGCCAGTCCGTTCGCGGGTGGGGAGATCACGTCCTCTTCGCTGCCTGCAGCTGTTTTCGGTGATGCCCCGGTTTATACCTCCGGCACGGCATCAACCGGCGGCAGCCCGGCGGTAACGGCGAATGTGACGCTTGCCTATAACAGCGCCACGGGAACGGGCTTTTCCGGCATGCCGGAGGGGGTGCAACGGCTTTCACTTGCTCACCGCGGGAATGAGTACCGCATTGTCTCGGCCGACGGCACAACGGCGACAGTGGCGCGCCTGGTTAATGGTGCCGTTGATGAGTCATGGCCGGGATTCACCGCCCGGACGATGATTGACTATGAGGCCACTGGTCTTAACGACACGCTGAGCTGGCTTGGGCCGTTCCTGGTTTGCCCTGAGAATGAAGTGGTGGATGCGTTTGAAGTGAATTTCTCTTTCCCGAACGGCATCTGTGGCTTTGACAGTAAGGGCAAAAAACGGATCCGCCACGTTGAGTGGGAGATTCAGTATCGCGTCTACGGTTCCGGATCGGGGTGGGTGAGTCACCAGGGAGAGTATGCGCTGAAAAACGTCAACGGGTTAGGTTTCACTGAGCGGATCACCCTCAGTTCTCCGGGACTGGTAGAGGTTCGCTGCCGTCGGCGCAATGAGCAGGGCTCAAACAACGCCAGGGATTCGATGTACTGGCAGGCACTGCGCGGGCGACTGCTGACGCGCCCTTCATCCTATCCCGGCGTGTCGCTGATGGCGGTGACCGTTGAGACGGGCGGGAAGCTGGCGGCGCAGTCGGACCGCCGCGTAAACGTTGTGGCCACGCGGGCCTACGACTCAGGAACGGCCAGAACCATTTCGGGGGCGCTGCTGCATGTCGGGAACTCGCTGGGACTGGAGATGGATGTCGACACCATCAACGTGCTGGAGTCTGCATACTGGACACCACGCGGCGAGTATTTCGACTTTGCTACCGGCGACAGTATCTCAGCGCTGGAAATGCTGCAGAAGATAGCCAATGCCGGGAAGTCACGTTTTCTGCTGAGTGATGGCCTGGCGACGGTCAACCGTGAGGGGATTAAGCCCTGGACTGGCGTGATCACTCCGCATGAGATGGTGGAGGAGCTGCAGAGCGGATTTACCGTACCGTCCGACGATGATTTTGATGGCGTCGACGTGACATACATCAACGGGACTACCTGGGCGGAGGAGACCGTTAAATGCCGGACGCCTGATAATCCCACGCCGGTGAAAATCGAGAACTACAAACTCGATGGGGTACTGAATCAGGATCACGCCTACCAGATCGGCATGCGTCGCCTGATGAAATACCTGCAGCAGCGGGTGACGTTCCAGACCACTACCGAGCTGGACGCGCTGTGCTACAACACGGGCGATCGCATTGTGCTCACGGATGATATTCCGGGTAACAACACGATTTCCTGTCTGGTGGAGGCGATGACAACGGCTGGTGGCGTGACAACGTTCACCGTTACGGAGCCGCTGGACTGGTCTTTCGAAAATCCCCGAGCGCTGATCCGCTATCAGGATGGCTCTGCATCCGGGCTGATGGTGGCGAGCAGGGTGGGTGATTTTCAGTTGTCAGTCCCGCACCTGAGCGAGTTTGATGACCCGATGAAGGTTGACTTGTCGTCTGCAACCATCGAGCCGATCCGCCTGGTGTTCTGCGGCTCAATGCGCCACGTCTACGACGCCATTGTAGAGGAGATCGCTCCGCAGTCAGACGGAACCTGTCAGGTCACCGCTAAAGAATACCTCGAATCGTTCTACCAGTACGACGACGCCACATACCCCGGCGATGCTGCTTAATACCAAAAAAATCCCTTTCAACTTTTCTTTCGCTCAAACCCTCGTTTGGGCGAAGCCTCTTTTTGGAGTAAAAAAACATGGCCGAACTTAACCCGCCTTTGGGAACGACGACGCCTGAAATATTCCTGGATAACGTCAAGCGCGCTGACGAGCTGGTTAACGGTCCGGCCGGAACGGTTAACGACCGCGCAGGCGAACCGCTCGATACCTGGCGCCAGATGATGGCTAAGAATGACGAAGTTCGGCAGAACATCATCCCGCTCAGTAAGCAGTATCAGACGCTGGAAGCAGCCCAGGCGGATATCGCGAATATTCCGGTGGGCTCGACCACGTACTACCGTAGCCCGGACGACAGCGCGCTCGCAATCGAGGTGATGAACGTTGGCGGGACGCTGCAGCCTACCGGGAGAAAAATGCCTTCTCAGCAGGCGGTCGATGAAGCCAGCGATTCCGCAAATTTGGCGCTGGAAAGAGTTCCTGAGGAAACGGTGATGCCTGCTCTGGTTCCTGTAGTGCGTGATATGGAGGGTAAAGTACCCATCTGGCTAAAAGATGGTGATTTTGATACAAGGGGAGTAACTGATGAGTTCTCAGACAAGGTCGCGGGAAAAGGCACTGCCATTCCAGCCGCCCTGGCAATGCTTCCCAGTGAGGTCGTTTCCCCGCAGATGGTTCCCCTATTTCGGGACCTCGCGGGTAATGTCCCCGTTTATCTCGTTGACGGTAGACTAGCCGCGTATGGCGTAGACTCGTCTCTGCTCAACTTGATTTATGCCGGGCTTCAGGGCCTTTTTCAGCCAAATATGAAATTTACCGATGGGCGTAGTGCCTGGCGCTGGCGGGTAGCAAAATCGAAGTACAAACTTTCGGTGGGAGCAAAACTGAAAGTCGGTTTTACGGGGGATTCATGGACGGAGAAGCGCGCCATCCCGCAGATGATGGCGAACATCCTTTACTCTGAATACAGCAAAGCTGGCGAAGGCTGGATAAATTTTGCGTCGGCTAACGGTGACACCCTTAACGGTATGTCGTTCAACATTTCCGGCTGGACGACTTACGATGCATCAGAGACAACTGCGGAGCCGACGTATGGCTGCGCACTCGATGGTTTGTGTCTCTACGCAACCGGCACGGCAGCCAGGATCACGCTCAACGCGGTCAACGCCACCTCTCTCTCTATCTACTTCAAAGATACGGCAGGCGTCTTCCGCTACACCATTGACGGCGGCACACCAGTAGTGGTCACGGGCGCAGGAACTGGCAATGTGACCAAAGTGGATGTCACGGGCCTTAGCTCTACCGGAACACATCAGCTGGTCATTGACCTGACGGGTAATACTGACACCGTGGTTATCTACGGCGTTTATGCGTCCATCTCGTCGAACGGCGTGGAAATCCAAAAATTTGGTAACGCGAACATCACGGCTGACGGTTACACAAAGGTCCTCAGTAATATCAGCTACTTTGCCCAACAGCTGAACCCGGACATCATTTTTATGATTATCGGGACCAACGACTACCGGCTGGGGCGGACACTATCGAACTTCTACACAGCACTGACTTCATGGGTGCAGGCTTATAAAGCGGCGCTTCCTGATACTGCTCTGGTCCTGATCGCCCCACCGCAATGTAACGCGTCAGGAAGTTATCCGCTTTCCTCATACCGCGATGTGATGCGGCAGGTAGCGAACGAGAACCACGTCGAGTTCTTCAGCCTCTATGATGACTTCCCTGCAGCATATGCAACGGCGAATACCTACGGCCTGTGGAATGACGCTTTGCACCTGAACAACAACGGGGCAGATTTTCTGGCCCGGGAACTTTATAACTACTTCCTCTAAGGATGACGGCATGAGTCTGAAACTAACTAACGTCGTACTTCCGGGGACGGGATACAGGCATATCAGCGAATTTATTGTTGAGGATATTTTCGCTGATCTTCCTAATAAATCCGGTCTTGTTGGTGCGTATTTTCTTTCTTCGCAGGTTGGCAGTCCGTTAAATAACTATGCTAACTTGAATATTCCTTTGTTGAAAATTGGCTCCCCGGTTGTAGGTAGCAAATATGCCACGACGGGAACAACGAATTTCTACGATACGCAGCTGCCGTCTACGCCGGTAATGACCGTTATGGGTATCAGCCTTCCTGGCGCTGATTCGCAGAATGGTGTGTTGCTTGCTAACTACTCTCAGTCACCCATCAGCGGCGATACGCTCCATTATTATCTCGGCCACGCCAGGGCGTTCGGTCAAATGGAGAGTTCGATTGCGTCGGCGGATACAGTTGTACCAACTACCGATCTTCCCGCTGGAGTGCTGGCGATAACGGGTGGCGTTATTAAAAATGCTTCCGTAAAAGCATTCGCTTACAATCTTGTAACGAATGCTATGATCTCTTCAATTTCCACGAGTGCGGGGCGAACGGTTATAACCGACAGAACGCTGCGCCTCGGCACGTCATACGCAACAACGCAATTCACTGGGGGCTCAAACATTTCCGTTGTGCTGGTATACAACGTCGAACTAACCGATGCTCAGATACTGGCAAACGCTCAGTGGCTGAAAAACAGCTTCGGAGTAGAATGGGGTCTTTGGTAATCACGAAATATCCCCCGGAATTATTCCGGGGGATGATTTTACTTATGTTTTTTGATCTACGCTGACAAGGTAATACCGGTCTAATTTCACTTGATGAATATCGGCAGGGCCAGCGCCCGCGCGATTGCTCCAGCAATGGCATACCCTCCCGTTGATGGGTCTGGGTGTAACCCATCCCCTATCATCCATGGTCTGTCTGATCCAGCTGCGTAGTCTTCGTGTTTCTGACCGAAGGACGCCTGCAGGTTCAGAAAGGCCACATCACGATCATCCCGCGCAATCTTATACATCACCTCCGCGTAAGTGGACATGGGAATACTGTTTCCGCCGTCGCGGTTATTTTCCGCTGGGCAAATCAGCAAAATATCAGCCGTTGGCCGCACAGAACGAACCCGATCTATCATCGTGAGAATATTAGCCCGGAATGTTGCGGCAGAGAGCTGTGCGCCCTGGTCGTTCGTTCCCAGCATGATTGTCACGAGGTCGGCCCCGAGGTTATCAAAAGCATCAAGCCAGCGCTGATCCATTGCATTGACCCAGTGATTGGTATGAGAACCACTACCCCCCATTTTATGAACCAGGACACCCGACATGGTTTGATTGAGGATATTCGCTCCGTACAACGTCACCGGAGGAGTGATAACCGTAAACGTTACTGTGCCGCTACCGGTTGTTGGTAACGCCAGCGGGATAATCTGCATCCCGGCGGGATGAGCCGACAGGTCAATCGTGACGGGGTCAGCCATCCCGGTTGCCTGGCACTGAATAACACCAGATCCCCCCTCGGCAAACAGGAACGAATCAAAACCCAGCGCAAAATTCTGGCTGTATGAAATCGTTGCTCCGCTTGCACTTGCTGTCACAGACGAAATATCCGGGCCATGCCCTGTGTTGTAAGCGCAGGAAAATCCGGACTGTACAACTGATGTACCCATAACATCAGTATTATCGCCGTTAGGATCAAAACCAAACGAACGCCAGCCGTACCCAATGGGGGGGACAGTTGCGGCCGTGCCTGCACTATTGAAATAGCGCCAAAGGATTTGTGCCACTTTCAGCACATAACGTGGTGACGTTCTGGTGTAGCTGTCTCCCATCATCGCAACGATAAGACGAACAGCATCCCCAAAAGACATTTTGGTCATCCGCATATGCGTTTCCCGGAGACGCTCAATACCAAAAACATCCGGGACCGCCTCTGATACAACTTCAGCGTCTTTCACTTTGACAGGCGTGCCGTCAGGCATTTCTGAAAGGTAATAGAACGCGTATTCCTCGAATGCAGTGGCGCTGTCTCCTTTCTCAACCTGGGCTTCTACATACCGATCCGAGCCAAATGTAATTCTCACATAGGCAATTTCCGAATCAGTAACGAACGAAGTCAGTGCCTGAGTGGAGGATGCATCCGTACGGATAAACGTTTTACTGGCGTTATAAAACGTAATGAACCTGGCGCCAACACGAAGTGCGTAAGACGTGCTGAATTCAACGGGAATATAATCTGAGTACACGTAACGTGAGTCAGGGGATATAACAGTGCCCGATTCATTAATATACCCTGATTGCACGGTCGCCCTGTTAAACAGGTTTTTCCCCAGTACTATCAGTCCATGCTTTACAAAATCAATATCGAGCTGGTCTGCGTCAACAATATCTCCAGGGATTCGGATCTGAAAACCGTCAGGCAGTGCTTTGCGCATGACATGCACATAGTCCTCAACGGGCGGCAGTACTGACGCTCTGGCGACAAACATCGCATCTTTGTTTGAAAGAAGAGTGGTTATTCTCACATACGCTGCCGATGCAGGCGCAGTGACAACATTAACTGCTGAAACCGACGAAAGATGTTTTTTGTCCGAGTCGTAGAAGTTAATGAAGCGCATCGACCGGCTTGAATTCAGAACATCACCCGCCGACACTTTAATGTATTCCGAGGTGATGTATACGGACCCACTGGCTGCCGGAACCGGGAACCATGCACCGAACTCATTGATATAACCATCAACCACCTTGTTCTTATTGAACAGGTTCGTACCGGGGCCGTAGAGGTCTGTTTCCGTCAGGGCTTTTACCGGTTCAGAAAAGACTACTGGCACACCTGAATATTCCGATGGGGCCTTTGATTTAAACGGCTCAAATTCGGTGGCCTTATTATTCCTTTCCACCATGGTAACAGACGCCACGACAGCAGGAATTTCTATCCGCATATACGCGGCATTTGACGGTAATGTCAGCGGATTGACAGGTTTTGTTGAATAGGACGAATCATACTGGCGGCTGATAAACACGCCTTTCGCATCATAGTATGTAGCTGCTTTCCACGGATGATCGACACAATAAGGCTGAGTCGGGTCAACAGGGATGTATCCCGATACGGTCATGCTGGTATCAGAGTCTGTAAGAATTGTGCCGATACTGGAAAGATGCACGCCGGGCATAGCGTCGGCAGGATTGAATAAGTTTTTACCTGCAGTAAAGCCCAGCGTTCGATAGGAGTTTGTCGGCGCCCCTTTGATATTATCCCGCAGTACTGCCTGATATGCCCGATAGGGCATTTCGCCAGCACCAAACGTTACCTGATAGGTGTCGATGTTTACCAGCGGTACCGAAACAATAAAATAGGCAGTACCGGCAGGCGCTGTAAATGCAGTAACAGATGAGAGATCAGACAGATAATTGTCGTTACCATCAAAAAATGTCACTACACGAGTCAGAAGCCTGGAAGTATAAGCTCCCCCGGCCACGGCAGAGATCTTTTCTGAATAGCAGTACTCAGGATTTTCCCTGGGGATCCCCGTTCCCTCAAACAGATAGAACCCGGAGATCACCGCTCCCTTGTTGAACAGGTTCATGCCGGGACCAACAAGACTGGGGATAATCCCTTCTACGGTTTTCTGTGAAACCATACGGCGCCCGGTAGGCTGCAGCGTCCCGCCAACGTTCATCACCTCGATCGCGAGGGCGCTGTCGTCCGGGCTGCGGTAATACGTGGTACTCCCCTCGGGGATATTCGCGATATCCGCCTGCGCTGCTGCCAGCGTCATATATTGCTTACTGAGAGGAATCAGGTTCTGCCGAACTTCGTCATTCTTAGCCATCATCTGGCGCCATGAATAAAGAGGATCACCACCACGGTCGGGAACATCTGCGGCGGGCCCATTGACCAGCTTATCCAGGCGCTCGGCGTTATCGAGCAACACAGCGGGAGACGAGCTCCCCAGCTCCGGGTTAAAGGCCATGTTTTTTGCTCCAAAAAAGGCGTTCGCCCAAACGAGGGTTTGAGCGAAAGAGCGGAGCTTTTTACAATCAACAATTTCAAAGGGTTACAACATGCTGATTGGCTATGCACGCGTCTCTACAGGGGATCAAAATCTTGATTTACAGAAAAACGCGCTGATCCGCGCAGAATGTGAGCTGGTTTTTGAAGACACGGCCAGTGGGAAGAATGCCAGGCGGCCAGGGCTAAAACGCGCGATGCGGCGACTCAGAGTAGGGGACGTGCTGGTGGTGTGGAAGTTAGATAGGCTGGGCCGCAGCGTGCGCGATCTGATTACGCTCGTATCGGAGTTGCAGGCGCGTGGGGTGAATTTCCGCAGCCTGACCGACAGCATCGATACCAGTACGCCAGCAGGCCGCTTTTTCTTCCACGTCATGAGCGCCCTGGCGGAAATGGAGCGTGAGTTAATAGTGGAGCGTACCCGAGCCGGGTTAGCCGCAGCGAGGGAGCAGGGGAGAGTAGGTGGACGCCGCCGGGTAATGACTGAAGAAGTGGTGGAGCGGTGCCGCAGGATGTTGAGAACGGGCGCAACCCGGCAGCAGGTAGCTGATGTAATAGGTGTAGACGTGAAAACAATCTACAAGTACCTCCCGGCGACTTGAAGACAAAGATTTCACTACTTTTCCTGATATGTTACGTTTGGCTTAATCAATTCATTCAGCTTTGAAAACAGTTTGGTTTGTTTGTGATGAGTAAGGAAATAATAAGTTTTAGAGATTTTCTAACTATTAACCATAACCTTATGCACATGTCCGATACATGGGCTGATTTGTGGGCGTTGATTTTTTACACACGTTTAAGTGCGGGAAGGCTGCTGTCACTCCGTTACGATGACATTGATGGTTGTTCGATAATGATACGGGAACCGGGACATCTGAAGGCGCTACGTGTTGAATCAACCCCTCCAGTGGAGGGGATCATTGCTCGTAGAAGAGAACGCTATCCAGAAGATGTTTTTTTATTTCAGAGCCATTCTAACCGTGTGAAGTACCGACGCCGGCCGGTCACTATAATTGCTTTCAACGCCGCTTTACGTCGCGCCGCTAGATCATTACCAGACGTTAACGTAAGCAGTAGTAGCGCGAGAAACATACCGGACTAACCGCCTGTCCAGTCGCGTGTGGCCGATGTGACAGGCGTGGGGGTGAAGACTATTTACAAATATTTGCCAGTACAATACGGCGATAAAAAATCCCCTTGAGCAGGCACACTCAAGGGGAAAATACTACATAACATCATTGCTGTGTGCGTCTTCGCACACCCCTATCTTCTAAGAAGGCGCCCAAAGCTTCCAGATATTTCTGGTCTGAGCAGTTAAAACATTGGATCGGCGGCCTATGTGATAGGAGGGGGTGAAGACGATTTATAAATATTTTCCAGCCGGTTAAGTTTGCTCACCTGCGAACCGTATGCAAGAAATCGTAGGTGAGCAATTTGCTATGAAGGCATTGCCATAGCTGAAAAATTTTAACCTCGCATTGTTCGCAAAACTATCAAACAGCTAAGGCCTGAAAACACTTTCAGACTAACCTTACTCGTTACATCAATGTGTTACGGCAATGACAAAAATTGATAGCCAGAACCTATATTGATCTGACGCCCTGTTAAAACTACTGTATATAAAAACAGTATTAATCTGAGCGAGTCAATTATGCAGTTTTACACGCCCGTTGAGTTACGTGAGATCATGCTGATCCCGTTGTACAGTGACCTTGTGCAATGTGGTTTTCCAAGCCCTGCACAGGATTACGTTGAGCAACGTATCGATCTGAACGAGTTGCTCGTTAACCACCCCAGTGCGACGTATTTTGTCAAAGCCGCCGGCGACAGCATGAAAGACGCCGGCATAGGGGAAGGGGATCTTCTTGTTGTGGATAGCTCAAGGACAGCAGTTCATGGCGATATCGTTATCGCTGCAGTGGATGGGGAATTCACCGTTAAGAAGCTGCAGCTGCATCCGCGGGTTCAGCTTAACCCAATGAACCCTGCATATTCGCCGATAGTCGTCGGTAGTGAGGACACTCTCGACGTGTTCGGGGTGGTTACGTACATCATTAAATCAGCTGGCTAAGATGTTTGCGCTTTGTGATGTGAACTCATTTTACGCATCCTGCGAAACTGTTTTCCGTCCTGACCTGAAGGGGCGGCCGGTGGTCGTTCTGTCAAATAACGACGGCTGTGTGATCGCCCGTTCGCAAGAAGCGAAGCCCTTCGTCAAAATGGGTGAGCCTTATTTCAAGCAAAATGACATGTTTCGCCGGCACGGTATTATCGCGTTTAGCAGCAACTATGAGCTTTATGCCGATATGTCCAACAGAGTGATGACAACGCTGGAGGAAATCTCTCCACGATGCGAGATTTACAGTATTGATGAGGCATTTTGCGATCTTACTGGTGTTCGTAACTGTCGCAATCTTACCGACTTTGGCAGGGAAATTCGCGAGACGGTTTTGCGCAGGACGCACCTCACGGTCGGCGTCGGCATAGCCCAGACTAAAACCCTGGCGAAGCTGGCCAATCACGCCGCGAAACAGTGGCAGCGGCAGACCGGAGGAGTGGTGGACCTGTCTAATCTGGAAAGGCAGAGGAAGTTGATGGCTTTGCTTCCGGTGGATGAGGTCTGGGGCGTCGGGCGCCGCATCAGTAAAAAACTGGAGGCCATGGGGATTAAAACGGTACTGCAACTGGCGGATACCGATATCCATTTTATCCGGAAGCATTTTAATGTGGTTCTGGAGCGAACTGTGCGGGAGCTGCGCGGAGAGCCATGTCTCGGTCTTGAGGAGTTCGCGCCGGTAAAGCAGGAGATTGTCTGTAGTCGCAGCTTTGGGCAGCGGATTTCCACCTACGAAGAGATGCGCCAGGCGATATGCAGCTACGCCTCACGTGCAGCGGAGAAACTCCGTGGTGAGCATCAGTACTGCCGCTTTATCTCAGCATTCGTTAAAACCAGCCCCTTTGCGCTGAATGAAGCGTATTACGGGAACAGTGCATCGGTAAAGCTGCTTACGCCGACCCAGGATAGCCGGGACATCATCACCGCGGCGACAAAATGTCTTGATGCCATCTGGAAAGATGGGCATAGATACCAGAAAGCAGGCGTGATGCTTAGCGATTTCTACAGTCAGGGCGTGGCCCAGCTTAACCTGTTTGACGATAACGCACCGCGGAAAAATAGCGGAAAACTGATGGAGGTCCTGGATCATCTGAATGCCAAAAATGGGAGAGGGTCTCTGTACTTTGCCGGCCAAGGAATCCAGACTACCTGGCAGATGAAGAGAGAAATGCTATCCCCGCGCTATACTACGAGGTTCTGTGACCTGCTCAAAGTTAGATGATTCGGCCATTAATGGTAATGGTGACGCTACTACAGTCCGCTTAGAGCGAAAAGCGGAAGTTCGCAATCACTCTCATTGCTGATAACGGCTGTACCCATATCAGACTAGCATATGTTGTCACTTACTCTATTCAGGTGACTGATTCTCAAATATAGGTGTGTGCAGCAGCGAAAACCATTAGTGCGTTCATTTCTCGATTCATCCAGAGTATTAAAGGTATTGCTGTGTTTGCAGCGGATCCAGCCATCAGCGCATTTGTAAAGCGGGTACCGCGCAAAAGGCTTAAGCAATGGGATGAAGTACTGTTCAAGACTGAAGCAGAACGGAAGCGCTGGATACAGCACCAATCACAGCCGAAACAGATGGGATACTGTATGCTTGGAGGTCAAAGGCTATACCTGCTAAAAGAGTGATCCGTAAAAAATTCCTATTTTATAGATATACGTGTAATCTGTATTTTCCTGACGTTAGCCGGGGATTTCCGGCCTCTCTGTACTCGTCGTTTCTCGACATGCCGATGGTTGCCACTTGTCGCGCTGGGCCGCGTATCGCCGCCGCTCTTCGCTAAGGGTCGCCGAAGGTTTCTTATCGCCTCGTAAGGGGCGTAGCGTTATTAGTTTGGGCTATGCGCTTGCGCTAAGAATCGTCAGGATTGTATAGAGAGAACGATTTATGACTAAACAACATAAAATCGGCTTAGTTAAAGTGCTCGAAACTACTACAGTAGTTTTGGCCTTTATCAACGAGTCGTGGACTTTCGTTGAAAAGGTGCTGAGCCTCTTTAACATAGTCCCTAACTACATGACTTTAAGTATGAGTACACCTAGCGATTGGTTGCATAAATTTGAAATCAAGACTGAACGTTGGGTTTTTGTGCCAAGCAAAGAGACCCTGGAACGAGGGCGGCAAATCCATGCTTACATTAAGCAAAAATGGAAGTATCCGCGCTATATGTTCCATTTGAGAAATGGTGGTCATGTTGCGGCCGCTAATTTTCATTTAAAAAGCAATTATTTTAGCTTGATTGACGTAAGTGATTTTTATGGTGCGACTAGTCAAAGTCGTGTTACGCGGGAGCTTGGTCGATTAGTTCCTTACGTTAAAGCCAGACAAATCGCTAGGCTGTCGACAGTAGCAAACCCGAATAGAAACGGGTTTAAGCACGTCATTCCCTACGGATATCCCCAGTCGCCAATATTGGCCAGCCTATGTTTTCACCACTCTTTTTGTGGCGGGGTCATTAGTTCGATCAGTAAATCTGAGCGTGTTTTCGTCAGTGTTTATATGGATGACATTCTTCTATCAAGTGACGACATGAATCTCTTGGTCGAGGCATTTGATACCGTAAGACAGGCTTTACGGAAGTCAGGTTATAAAGTCAATGAAAACAAAACACAGTCCCCATCTCCCAAAATTCAAGTATTCAACTTAGAGCTTGGGCACAATCATTTACGTGTCACCCCCAAAAGGATTGTTGAGTTCCTTAAGGTTTTCATTTCCAGTGCCAATGAACATGAAAGAAAGGGGATTGCTTCGTACGTTGGCAGCATCAATAAGTCGCAAGCTAAACTCTTCAGATAGCCATATATCAACAATTCTAGTCATAAACCGTCTGTCTATGGATTTGCCCCTATATTTCCAGACACCT